GTAAATGTGGATTTGCCTACAGAAGACTCGCCAAAAACTTTAAAACAGTAAGGGGCCATTCGTAATCCTCCGCGAACACGAGACGACTCAAATTCTGTTTGAATTTTAGCCATTTCACGCCAACGATCACACAAGACCTTCTTTTCGATACCAGGTGAAGCCTGCTTATACATCTCCTCCAAATCTCGTACGAGTTTTGCTAAATCAGCATCAAACTCAGATTCGGAAATAGAAGCAAAGCGGCTCAAATTACCATTTCGAGCATACTCCCACAAGGAAAGCATCTCGACATATCGTTTTTCGGTCTTGGCCATAGCTGAAGAGTTATACAACAAAGGATTGAAAGATCCTTCGTCAAAACATCTGTATGCGCCTTCGGCGAAGAAAACAATAGTTTCGATAACGGCATCAATAAGATCAACCGCTGTCAATTGTTTTTCCATCGCTCCGATGGCGAATATTTCTACGCCTTTAACATTGCAAGATAGGTCTTTTGTAAAAATACCAAGAGTTACCATCATTGATAAAACTCGTGATACTTTCTTAAAACCTGGATTACAACATACAAGTTTCCAATTAGTCAAACTAGTTGTCATAAGATTTAACCACTCAGGTGTTTTACTACCTTGAGGGGTCATATCTTTAAACAAGTCATCAGCAATAACAGATATGTAACCTACCAAAGATCTCGAACAATGAGTTTTGGCATACAATACTGCAACGCTTATGAATTGCTTCTTGGAAACGCATTCAGCTAGTGCAAAATACAAAGCTATAAGACCTTCAACTTTATCTAACATCTGATCAGATAACTTCTCGGTAACATGAGAAGATAACTTCAGATACAAAGGTGAAAGTACCCCAACTTGGGGCTTATACTTTCGCAATGATTTCGCGTATTTCTGTTTTTCTTTTTTGGACATTTTTGCAAGAGCGCGTTTTTGTAATTCGCGTTTCTTGGCTTCAACATTTTTGGCAAATTTATTTGCACAAGCCGATTTGTAAGATTCGGATTGTGGCTTAAAATGAGGCAAAATATGTTTACAAAATAGATACCGGTAATACATGTCTCTCAAGCAGAGAAACAACATCACTAGTACTATACACAACAAATATAAAAAGATAATGCTTAGGGGCATCAAACCGTTAAGAAAAG